ATGGATAAGATTAAGATTAATTCTCTCGAGCTAGAGAATGTTAAAAGAATTAAGGCAGTACAGTTAGAGCCATCTGAAAAGGGCTTAACAATCATCGGTGGTGATAATGCACAAGGAAAGACATCAGTACTTGATGCAATCACTTGGGCATTAGGCGGCAATAAATACAAGCCATCCAAGCCAACACGAGAAGGTTCTAGCATTCCTGCAGCTCTTAAAATAACTCTTTCAAACGGAATTGTGGTCGAAAGAAAAGGTAAGGCAGGCGCTCTAAAGGTAACTGATCCATCAGGCCTTAAAGGAACACAAGGGCTTCTTGATTCGTTCATCAGTGAATTTGCGCTAGATCTTCCAAAGTTCATGCAGATGAACGATAAAGATAAAAGCGCTACATTATTAAAATCCATTGGAGTTGGTGAACAGCTTAATGAACTGGAACAGAAAGAAAAAGCTTTCTATCAGAATCGTACAGAAACAGGAAGAATCAAAGACAGAAAGAAGAAAGCATATGAAAACATGCCTGTATTTGAAGAAGCCCCAGAAGCCTTGCTAGATATCAAGGAGCTTATTGATCAGCAGCAGAAGATTCAGAAGGTTAATGCTGATAATGAAAGGATCAGACAGGAAGCAAAGAACAAAGGAATGAATGCTTCCTATCTTAAGAAGAAGCTTGATGATATCGAAAAAGAATATCTAAAAGCCAAAGAAGAAGCAGAAAAAGCATCAAGAGAAGCAGAAGAAGCTTCCACTGAACTAGAAACACTGATTGATATCGATACATCGCCAATTGAAGAACAGATTTCTTCAATTGAAGAAATTAATGCAAAAGTAAGAGCCAATTCCGAAAGAAAAAGAGCATACAAGGAGTATGAAGAACTGCAGAGTGAATATGATGACTACACTGCTGCTTTAAATGAAGTAAAAGACCAGAAGGTTAAATTATTGGAAAATGCAGATCTTCCTCTTGAAGGATTATCAGTAGAAGAAGGAAGACTTACATATCATGGACAGAACTGGGATAACATGTCAGGGTCACAGCAATTAAAGGTCGCAACTGCAATCTGCAAATCAATCAATCCTAAATGTGGATTTGTATTATTAGATAAGTTGGAACAGATGGATTTGAAAACTTTAAAAGAATTTGGTGCTTGGCTTGAAAAAGAAGGATTACAGGCAATTGCCACAAGAGTATCTCAAGGTGATGAATGTTCTGTAATCATCGAGGATGGATACATCAAGAAAGAAGAACCAATAGCTGAACATAAATGGGAAGGAGTGAAATGGTAATGGATTTTGAAATCACAAAGGGGACAGTCCAGAAACCTTATAAAGTAGTTGTATATGGTCCTGAGGGAATTGGTAAGTCAACCTTCGCTTCTCATTTTCCTGACCCTTTATTTATCGATACAGAAGGATCTACTAGATCATTGGATATCAAGAGACTTCCTAAACCGACTTCTTATGAAATGCTTAAACAGGAAATTGATTACATCATTGAGAAGAATACATCCATCTGCAGAACACTAGTCATTGATTCGATTGACTGGGGTGAAGCTCTTATCGTTCAGCATATATGCGATAAGTATCAGAAGAAAGGCATTGAAGACTTCGGATATGGAAATGGTTATGTCTACACAAAGGAAGAGTTAGGAAGACTTCTTAACAGATTAGAAGATGTAATTGAAAAAGGTGTGAATGTTGTTCTTACAGCACATGCGCAGATCAGAAAATTTGAAAAACCAGATGAAAGCGGTGCTTTTGACAGATATGAATTAAAACTGGGGAAGAAGACTGCTTCACAGACTGCACCTCTTGTAAAGGAGTGGGCAGATATGGTCCTATTCGCAAATTATCAGACATTCGTGACAAAAGACGAGAAGGGAAAGACAAAAGTATCAGGAAACAGAAGAGTGATGTACACAGTACACAATGCTTGCTGGGATGCTAAGAACAGAGACGATCTCCCAGAAATGTGCGATTTTGATTATCAGGTAATCAAACCACTTATTGAAAAAGCAATCGCTGAACCTGTAGATAATACATCAAAAGAGGAACCGACAGCTGAACCTATCGGAGCAGAAACATACTCACCTTCTGTAAGTGCTATTGATTTTGAATCAGATGAATATAAGAAGCTTCCTTCTCAGCTTGTGGATCTTATGAAGCAGAATGAAATAAGCATTGAAAGAATGATGGATGCAGTATTTGCTAAAGGAATCTTTCCAAAAGATACACCTATTGAAAACATACCTAGCGATTTCTGGTCATATCTTATCAGTACATGGAATGAATTCCTAGGTGCACTAGTAGAAAATGAAATGCAATTTTAAATAAGGAGAACATAAATATGAGTTATCAGAATAATTATCAGAACAATCAGAATGATGGAGCAATGGGATGGGATGAAGAAATTGTAAAGGACAGTGAATTTGTCACACTTCCAGAAGGAATCTATGATTTCATCATCAAGAAGCCGTTTGAAAGACAGAAGACTTCCGGACAGGGAAAGCTTCCGGTATGCAACAAGGCAGTTATTACATTAACTATCAACTATGAAGGCAAGGAAGTTGACGTATCAACTAATTTAATTTTACACAGAAGTCTTGAATGGAAGATTTCTCAGTTCTTCGAAGCAATCGGTCTTAAAAGAAGAGGAGAACCATGCAGAATGGCATGGAATGAAATCATTGGAAAAACAGGAAAGGTCAAGATTGCGCCAAGAGAATATAACGGCAATACATACAATGATGTAAAAGAGTTTATCGTTCCTTCTTTAGATAATGTTCAGCCTCAGTCAAATGCTCAGCAGCAATGGGGAAACTGGAATAAATAATGCAGCTAAGAAAATATCAGCAGGAAGCACACGATTCTATTTTCAATGAATGGGAAAAGAAGGGCATCAAAAAGACCCTTCTTGTTCTTCCTACTGGATGCGGCAAGACGATTGTATTTGCCAAAGTTGCAGAAGACTGCGTAAAAGAAGGAAACAAGGTCCTAATCATGGCACATAGAGGCGAACTACTCGAACAGGCTGCTGACAAAATCAAGAAAATGACAGGGCTAGAATGTTCTGTAGAAAAGGCAGAACAGACATGCATGGGTTCCTGGAACAGAATCGTTGTCGGAAGCGTTCAGACGCTTCAGGGAACAAAAAGATTATCTAAGTTCCCAAAGGATTATTTTGACACAATCATTATTGATGAAGCGCATCATGTGCTTTCATCAAGCTATCAGAAAGTACTTGAACACTTTGATGCAAGAGTACTTGGAGTAACTGCTACACCGGATAGAGGTGACAAGAAGAACTTAGGCAGATACTTTGAAACATTATCTTATGAATACACATTGCCAGAAGCAATCAAAGAAGGATATCTAGTACCAATCAAAGCACTGACTATTCCTCTTGAATTAGATCTGAGCAGTGTATCAATGAGTGCCGGGGACTTCAAGGCAAGTGATGTCGGAAGTGCATTAGACCCTTATCTGATGGGTATTATCAAAGAAATGAAAAAGTACTGCAAGGATAGAAAGACAGTTGTCTTTCTTCCTCTTGTAGCTACATCTAAAAAGTTTACAAAACTATTAAATGAAAATGGATTTAAAGCTGCAGAAGTAAACGGTTCATCAAAAGACAGAGAAGAAGTTACAAAAGACTTTGCAGAGAATAAGTACAATGTCCTATGCAATTCGATGCTTCTGACTGAAGGATGGGACTGTCCTGATGTTGACTGTGTAATTGTATTAAGACCAACTAAAGTGAGAAGTCTCTATTCTCAGATGGTTGGGAGAGGTACAAGGCTATCACCTCAAACAGGCAAGAAAGATTTATTACTGCTTGATTTCCTCTGGCATTCAGAAAGACATGAACTGTGTCACCCGGCTAATCTTATCTGTGAAAGTGAAGAAGTCGCTAAAAGAATGACAAAAAAGATGGAAGATAATGCTGGAGAGGAATTCGATATACAGGATGCTGAGGAAGAAGCCAAGAAAGACATTATCAAAGAAAGAGAAGAGGCACTGCAGAAACAGCTTGAAGAGATGAAGCACAAGAAAAGAAAGCTTGTTGATCCTATTCAATATGCAATGAGCATAGAAGCTGAAGATCTTCAGGATTATGTTCCTTCATTCGGATGGGAATGTACTCCTCCAACTGAAAAGCAATTAAAACTATTGGAAAGCGAAGGAATATTCTCTCAAGAAATTCCTAATGCTGGATATGCATCTAAATTAATTGAAAAGCTCAATATGAGAAGAAAGGCACATCTTGCAACACCAAAGCAGATCAGACTTCTTGAAAGATATAACTTCGAGCATGTAGGGAACTGGCCATTTAAAGCTGCTTCTAGCATGATTTCAAGAATTGCATCCAACAATTGGAAATTGCCTAACGGACTGAATCCAAAAGAATATGTTCCACAATAATTTCTAGAAAGGAAGGACCAGAATGACAAAATATGATTTGAAAGAACTTCTTGAATATATAGATCCTTCCTCTCTTTCCTATCAGGAATGGTGCAATGTGGGAATGGCACTCAAGCATGAAGGATATAGTGCAGAGGAATGGGATTCATGGAGCAGTGCAGATTCCAGATACAAAAAAGGTGAATGCTTCACTAAATGGAATTCATTCAATGAAGAAGCTGGTGCTATTGTGACCGGCGGAACAGTATTTGAATATGCTAAAAGAGGCGGATGGCATCCACCAGTCAAAGAAAAGTATAAAGATGGGGCAATCGATTGGGACGATGAGATAGGCAGTATCATTGATACTGATTCTGTCGATTCGATAGAACTACAAGAACCTTCTGATAATGACTGGCATCCATCAAACGAATTAATCAGATACCTATCTACACTATTCGAAACTGATGATTACGTAGGCTTCGTAATGCAGTCTATGGAGAATGATAAAGGAAAATATATTCCTGGTAATCGAGGAATATATAAGATGACTGCTGGGGAACTGATTGAAAAGCTTCATAAGTGTAATGATGATATCGGAGAGGTTCTTGGAGACTACAATCAGGAAGCAGGAGCATGGATCAGATTCAATCCTCTGAATGGTGAGGGCGTTAGAAATGCAGATATTGCATCATTCAAATATGCATTAGTAGAATCTGATTCTATCGACATCGGAAAACAGCTATCTATAATCCATCAGATTGAGCTTCCAGTTGCTGCAGTTGTATACAGTGGCTCTAAGTCAATACATGCAATCGTAAAAATAGAGGCTAATGATTCAAAAGAATATAAAGAACGTGTGGCATATCTTTACAAGATATGTGATAAGAACGGTCTTGAAGTTGATGGTCAGAACAAGAATCCTTCTCGTCTCTCGAGAATGCCTGGTGTAATCAGAGGAGAACATAAGCAGTTTATCATTGAGACCAATACAGGTAAGGAATCCTATGATGAATGGGTAGAATGGATTGAATCAATTGATGATGATCTTCCGGATGAGGAATGTCTTGCTGATTCATTAAAGGACATACCCGATTATGCAGAAGAGCTTATTCCTGGAATATTAAGACAGGGACATAAGATGCTTCTCGTTGGTCCTTCCAAGTCAGGTAAATCATTTGCACTTATTGAATTATGTATTGCAATCACCGAAGGCACTGAATGGATTGGAAGAAAATGCAAGCAAGGAAATGTGCTTTATGTGAACTTCGAATTAGACAGACCTTCATGCCTTCACAGATTCGAAGATGTCTATAATTCACTTGGAATACCCGAAGGCAAAAGACATTCAAAAAATCTGTATACATGGAATCTGAGAGGTAAAACATTAACACTAGATAAGCTTGTTCCAAAACTAATCAGAAGAGCAAAGAAAAGAAACTACAGAGCAGTAGTGATAGATCCAATTTATAAGGTGATAACAGGTGATGAAAACAGCGCCTCAGAGATGGCTAACTTCTGTAACCAGTTTGACAAGATTGCTGAAGCAACAGGTGCATCTGTCATATATGCACATCATCATTCGAAAGGTGCACAAGGTTCTAAGAAGTCAATGGACAGAGCTTCCGGCTCTGGAGTATTCGCAAGAGACCCTGATGCCTTATTAGATATGATAGAACTTGATATTCCTAAGGAAGTGAAAGACAAGTTCAGAAAAGAAGCAGAAGTGGAGACAATCAAGGCAGTGCTTGATAGAGCAGTACCTAACTGGAGAACATACATTTATAAAACACTTAAGACAGATGAGAATGATCTAGAAGCAATGAATAACTACTGTGCAGAGATGCTTGATTTTGATCAGATGACAGAACTGGAGATTCTGAAAGAGAAGCAGCTATACAATGTCAATCATATGAGTGCTCTACAGATCAGCGGAACATTAAGAGAATTCGCTTCATTTGATCCTATCAATGTGTTCTTTAAATATCCTCTTCATTATCTTGATAACACTAATCTGCTTAAGGGCTGCAGTCCTGATAAATCAAGCAGAAAGTCAAAATATGAAAAGATGAATGAAGCAAAGCAAAAAGAACAAGAAAGTAATATTGAATTGTTCTTGAATGCATTTGAACAATTGGAGAAAGATGGGGCAGTTACCGTTAAAGAATTAGCAGAAAGTGGTTTGATGGCTGGAAAGACAGCCGGATCACTAAGAGTAATAATCCCTAAATGGATAAAAAATAACAAATTAGAAGGTTTTGAATATGAACGTGGAGTGATAAAAAAAATTACCGCAAACACGTAGCGCAAACACTATATATAAATATATATATTTGCGCATAGTTGCTGACTGCGTACGTATTAATATATGGGGAATTTGAGATTCCCCCATATATATACGTTACGCGTCATCATAGTAACTATGAATTTTAAAAGAACGAAGGTGAAAAAAATGAGAATAACAATGGAAGAACATCTTGAAAGTCTTCAGGATGCAGAAGAAAAGTATAAAGAGTTAGAAGCTGAATATTCTTATTTGCAGGAGGAGCATGAAGACCTCAAACAGGAATATGCAGATTTCAGAATTAGAAATAATAAATATGTTTCTTCTTTGAAAAGCATACTTGAAGAGACTATCAAGGAAGACAAGAAAATCAAAAGAGACTGCAAAATCATCATAGTACTATCATTTATTCTTGTAGTGCTTGTGATTGCGCTGTTTGCTCTTTAGGAGAAAGAAAAGGAATGTCCGAATGAGCAAGTATAACTCAAGAAAAACAACAGTTGATGGAATCACATTCGATTCCAAGAAAGAAGCCAGAAGGTATTTAGTACTTAAGAAAATGGAACAGGATGGAGAAATAAAGAATCTCCGTCTTCAGGTTCCTGTTGAATTGGTACCATCTTTTGAAATTGTGGTTGATGGAAAGAAGAGAAAAAGAAGAGCAATGCGATACATCTGTGATTTTGTCTATGAAGTCAACGGAACAACAGTCTATGAAGATGTAAAAGGCAGAAAAACAGATGTTTATGCAATCAAGAAGAAATTGTTTGAATATAAGTTCAAAACAACCATAAAGGAGACTTAAGAATGAATAATTATTTAACTAAAAAAGTGGTCTACTTCACTTACCAGCAGTTTTTGAACGAACTGGAGGAATTAAAAAAGAAATATTACGTTATCGGTTATACTGTCAAGTCTCAAGAAAACGCTGCAGATGTTCAGCTAGTCGAAAAGTAAGCGAAAAGAGGAAGAGAAAAATGGAAAAATTATATCTGGTAAAGTTAGGAAATATGTATGTTACAAGTGCATCACTAACATCTATTAAATTGGATGAAACAGTAGAGAAAGCGAAAGTATTCAAAAATGTAGTAGAAGCTGAAAGTATTGCTAATACTTTAGGAGCAATTGTCATTACTTTCGTTTCGGAGGATTAAAAGAATGTTTAAAGAAATCGGAAGAATTGTGGAATTGCTGAAATATCCACAAAGCAGAATTTTAGAACTAGATAAGGTCGCGCATATAAATGGTGATGATCTAACTCTCACTATTACTTCAGAAGAAAGCGCTGAGTTAATCCAGGCAATATCGAAAGTTAAAAGATATGGATTTCATGATAAATATGAAGAAAATTTGCACGAAGAAGTGGCTGATGTGCTTATCTGTATTGCTGAGTTAGTATGCTTAGGTTACTTAGATATTGATAAAGTTAAAGACTATCAAAAGTTAAAAATCAACAGAGAAATAGAAAGAGCAATCCAGAAAGAAGAAATAAGAAAGGATATAGAAAAGTATGGAGTTAGTGAGTCTCAATAAGCTAGAAGCAGTCGCTGACTTCCTATCAGATGATGAAGTCTTTGGAATCGCCCCATGTTCACATTTCAATAACTCTTTAAAAAGAGATAGGGTTGACGTGTCTTGTGACATTGGGGATTGTGACGGAGACTGTCCATTCTATTCAAAAGAGAACTTCATCAAGTGGATTAAAGAGGAGAACCAAAATGAAGAAAGTAAGATGCGAGATATACAGGGATAGCATGCAGAATTATAAGAGATATGCGATTCCAAAAGCACAATTGATTATTGCCGATGTACCTTATAACGTAGGCAATAATTTCTATGGATCTAACCCTATGTGGTACAAAGGGGGGGACAACAAAAATGGTGAATCTAAATTGGCTGGTAAATCAGCATTTAATAGTGATTTTAATTTCAATCTATATGAATATTTCCATTTCTGTTCACGCATGCTAAAAAAAGATGATCATAAGAAACAGAAACGCGGAAGAAGTTCAGATAGTCCATGTATGATTGTTTTTTGCAGCTTTGAGCAGATGCCTACTTTAATAGATGCAGGTAAGAAGCATGGCTTTGTGAATTATATTCCTTTAGTGTTCATCAAGAATTACAGCCCTCAGGTGCTGAAAGCTAACATGCGCGTTGTTGGCGCAACAGAGTATGCATTGGTCATGTACAGGGATAAACTTCCAAAATTTAGAAATGGCGTCAAAACAGACCCTGAAACAGGAAAGAACATTAGAGGTTCAGGAAGAATGATATTCAATTGGTTCAATTGGACTAAAGACGGAAAAGAAATTCCTAAAATCCATCCAGCGCAGAAACCGGTAAATGTTCTCAAACAGTTAATAGAAATATTCACTGATGAAGGTGATGTTGTTATTGATCCATGTTGTGGCAGTGGTAGCACATTAAGAGCGTGTCTCGAATTAAATAGAAATGCATATGGTTTTGAAATCGACAGGAACTTTTATGAACGTGCAAAAAATGAAATGCTTGTGGAACTAGGAGGAGAATAAGTATGGTGAATTTTAGTGTCGAAAAAGTACAGGAAATTGTAGAAGAAAAGGAAGCCGAATATAAGAAGCTAGAAGAAGAGTATTCATATTTGAAAGAAGAACTAGAAGATTTAAAGGCTGAAAATGAAGATTTAGAAGATAGATGCGAAAGTTATGAAAAAGCAAACAAAACTATATTGTGCATCTATCATGAAGACTCAAAAAAGATGGATGATCTTCAGGAGTTTAACAATAAACTCATTAAAAGCTGCAAAAAGGCTAACAGGGATTTCTTTATCCTAGTAGCAGCTCATGTTGCTACACTAGTGCTAATGATTTACTTATTTATCAGATAAGGGGGAGTGATTATGGTGAGTTTCTATAGAACATGCAGATATGAAAATGAAAATTATCTATTTCATTGTTTTGAACAGTGGTCAAACGTTATAGGAGAATCCGTTGCTATTGGTGGACATCCAGGAGGGCAGATTAGTCAAGTATTCGCTCTAATCGAAGACGGAAAAGGCAATATCCATCGTGTTGACCCTACAACGATAACATTTACTGATGATAAGTTTCTTGATTATTTTTGTGATTTAGACGAGGAGTGATATAGATGATTTTATTACAGGTATTAGAAAATGTATTTTCTATATTTGCTATTGTCATGCTGATCATTGGAATTTTTATTGTGTTATCTGTGATTGCTGTTGCAATTTTAATTGTTATGTCGGTGATTGTGAATGGCATTGAAGAAGATAAAGAAAATAATAACTGACAAGAAATGACAAGGGAGGTATATAAAATGCGAGGTAAAAGAACAGACACGTACTATGTCTATGATGCATATACAGATGAACTCGTAGGATGTGGCAGCTTAGCAAAAATATCAGAGTTGTTTGAGATTACACCAAGAACGCTTAAAAAATATGCAGAGAATGGCAGTCTATACGCGTCACGTAATACTGATAATCTCCTGAAATTTAAAAGAATAGATGGAATTATTGAAGATGTTGAACCAACAATTAAAGTTGCATCAGGAAAAGTTAAAATTAAACGAAGCAGAAGATTGCTATGCAACTTTGTTGAAGTGTTCGATGTATTTAAAGAGCCAAAAACAGAAGAAGAAAAAGAATACATGAGAACACATTTTTCTATCATTGATTTAAATCGAGTTTATTTTAAACTGCGAACAGCAAAAGAAAATGAGTACCCTTTTAAAATATCATTTTACACAAATAGTAATTCCACCACTTTACTGCATAAAGAATATTATTATTCTAAGAAACTAGCAGAGCAACGTATCAAATATTTACAAGAATTTGCCGCTAAAAGAGAGCTGGGTGCTTTTTGGTATGATAATAACTATTATGATGATATCGGAAGAATAATATATGTTACACGACTAAAAAATGGTAATAATCTGATTCAGTCTCTAGATGGAGTACAGACATCTAAGACAGATCGTGCCCATTATTTAGATTTACTCTCATTTATTCAGCATGAATTCATAAGATAACTACACAGGGCATTGAGTTCTTTATATTTAACTCATAAGAAAATTTAAAATAAGAAAATCTATATGGATTACTCTTAATAGATTTGTTTCTAAAAGCAAGATCCTCACATGGACTTAATGCCCTAACATATTCTTAAAACCTAACAACAACAGCAGTGTCATGGCTTTGCTTCCATCTCTTCACCTTACTTTGCAAAGAATAAGAGTAAGAAGCGTTAATTTTGCTACTATCCAACTAAGTTATGATGCTACTGGGAAGACAGAAAGAATGAATTGAAAATCAAAAGACAGAGTAAAGGACTTCTTTCTCTCTTCCAGAAAGGAGGTTAAATGGGAAATTTTGTTTTATATCGTAACGGAAAAAGAACCGATATAACTGGATCAATAGAAAAGATAAGTCAGTATGTTGATGCTACTCAATTAGCTCTAAAACATAGATGGCAACGTATATATAAGCATGAAAGTGTATTTTCAAATGAAATACCTATTAAAATAGGGAGTGCATACGATAATGAGGAATATATGGCAAATGTATATGCTCATAGAAAAGTACACAAGAAAGAAAAGAAAAGAGCAAGCTATGAAGATAGGCAGTTCTATGTTGTCTATGACATGAATGACAATGTAATTGTTGCAGGCACTGCTGAAGAATGCGCTAATAGGCTATCCATTGGATTAGCTAGTTTCTACTGCAAGGCAAGCAATCAGCACAGCGATAAATACAATGCAAGGCATCCTAGCACTGCCCCAAGAAAATATTATGTATATACTTTAAAAGATAAGGAGGAGTGAAATTAAATTGTTTTTTATTCTATTTGTATTGGTGATAGTGATTTATTTATTTTTCATTTTTGAGTAATCAGGAGGTAACGTATGACAGCCGAAGAAGTCAGAACATATTTAAAATCATATAGAAATCTTAAAGACAAAGCAGACTATCTACAGAATAAGTTAATCAATGTTAAAGCCATCTCATATAGAGACAGTCCGACAGGTTCATATTCAGAGCCCAAGACTCAGAACGATTACATCATGATGAAGGATAGGTGTTTAGAAGAAATGGCTCTCATACGTCAAAATATAGATAAACTTGATGATATCAATCATAGGGATGTACTCTTTTATCGATACATCGAATCAATGAGCATCTATGATACTGCTGACATGCTGCATGTATCGCAGAGAACAGCAGAGAAGTACATACATGATGCAATTGAAAAGATGATTGTTATTCTAGATTAGCGTGAATACACGGTTATAAACGTTAAACGGCGCAACATTGCGCATTTAAATGTTATATAATGGTAAAAAGAGGCAAATTAAGCAGAGAGGCATAATAAAGCCTCTTTTTTTATTACTTGATGAGAAAGGGGTGCGACTATGACAGAAAAGCAGAAACTATTTTGTGATGAGTATCTAAAAGATACTAATGCTACAAGAGCATATCTAACAGTCTATGCCAATTGTAAAAGTGCCACCAGTGCAGCACCTCTTGCTTCAAAGCTTTTAAAAAAAGAAGAAATACAAAAATATATCTCTGAAAAAATGGAAGAGATTCACAACGAGAACACAGCCAACATTCAAGAAGTAGTCGAATATCTTACATCTGTTATGCGCGCTAAATCGGAATCATATGTAATGATCATGAACGGTAACGGTATGCAGAAGGTCATACAGAAGCCTCCGGACGAGAAAGAAAGGCTTAAAGCTGCAGAACTATTAGGCAAGCGTTTTGGCATGTTTACAGACAATGTAGATGTTACATCGAACGGCAAGACAGTGATTGTAGATGATATAGATGAATAAGGTTAGTTTGAAATCTACCATTGGTCCGGCTTTTTATGAAGTTCATAAGCATGTAAAAAACAATGACTACACGCATTATTGGCTAAAAGGTGGGCGTGGCTCTTTAAAATCTTCTTTTATCGGTGTTGAGATACCTTTAGGCATTATGAGAGATGCACAGCGAGGTGTTATGAGTAACGCTGTTATCATGAGAAGAGTAAAAGACACTCTCAGAGATTCAGTATATGAACAGATTAAGTGGGGCATCTATAAGTTAGGTGCTCAAGATGATTGGTTAATACCTGAGTCTAAATTAAAAATGACTTATATGCCAACAGGTCAGCAGATAATATTCAAGGGTGCCGATGAACCTAAAAAAATGAAGTCAACAAAGGTCCATATAGGTTATGTTAAATACGTATGGTATGAAGAATGTGATGAATTCGAAACATATGACAAGATAACCAATATTAATCAGTCGCTTCTGCGTGGTGGACATGAGTATTGTGTCTTTTATTCTTTCAACCCTCCTGAATCACAAAGAAATTGGTGCAACAGGCAAGTTTTAGTAAAAAGAGATGATACATATGTCTCTCATACAACTTACTTACAGGCACCTCCTGAGTGGCTTGGGGAGCAGTTTCTAATTGAAGCAGAACACACCAAGAAAACAAATATTGAAAAATACAATCATGACTATCTAGGTGAAGTAACTGGTACAGGTAGTGAGGTTTTCACAAACCTTGATATACGTGAGATAACCGACGAGGAAATACAGGTATTCGATAGATTAAAAAACGGATTGGACTTTGGTTATGCTGGTGACCCATTAGCATATGTCAAAGCGAATTATGACAAGACGCGCAGGCGTCTTTTTATTTTTGGTGAAGTATATGGAACTAGACTATCAAATGCCAAGGCCGTGAAACTCATAAAAGAGATTAACCCACTCAATAAGCTAGTCACTGCTGATTCGGCCGAACCAAGAACTATTAATGAATTCAAGTTATTAGGTCTCAATATCATCGGTGCAAAGAAAGGCGCTGACAGTGTAGACAATGGAATAAAGTTCCTTCAGGACCTAGATAAGATAATTATAGATCCTATTAGATGCCCCAATGCTGCACGTGAATTCAATGACTATGAAATTGAGATGGATAGAGACGGCAATCTTAGAGGTGACTTCCCTGACAGGAACAACCATACGATAGATGCAGTTAGATATGCTATTGAAAATGAAATCCTTATGAAGAAGGCAAGAGCAGGAAAGAGGAGATTTTAAAAGATGTATTATACTTTCACGATTCCACGAGAAAATTTCGACGAGACAAACATAGACAGGAGTATGATTCTTCGTCTTATTGCAAAGCATTATAGTAAACGTGCTCCTGAGATACTGAAGAATGTTGGCTATTATTTTGGTAAGCATGCCATCATGAACAGGGAAAAGAAGTTCAAGAACCAGCCAAACAATAAGATCATGGTAAACCATGCTAAAGATATATCAGATACAGCAACAGGCTATTTTCTTTCAAACCCTATCACATTCAAGAAGAACACAGAAGACGGCAATATTGACAAGCTTACAGGTGCATTCGTTGACGCTGAAACAGATGATACAGATTCATGTAATGCTATCAATATGTCCCGTGCTGGTGTTGCTTACGAATATGTCTATTTATGCGAGCATGAAAGCAAGCTTATGACCAAGACGCTTGACCCATTGTCAACATTTAAGGTTTTCGATTCCTCAATTGAGCAGCATGAACTATTCAGCGTTTATTATTCAATTGAAAAAGATGATTCTACTGACATGTTCAATATCACTGCGACGATTACAAGTGAGAACTATGTCACAAGAATCGGAATCATATGCAACGAAGAATTTGAAAAAGGCGAGTTTTCAGAACTAGGTGAGCCTTATCCGCATTTTCTAGGTGAGGACCCTATCATTGAGTATAGAAACAACATGGATTGCATCGGAGACTATGAACAGCAGATTTCTCTTATTGATGCATACAATACGTTATGCTCTGACAGAATCAACGATAAGGAGCAGTTCATTGATGCGGTGCTTGTTATCTATGGCGCTCTTTTAGGTGATACCGATGAAGAAGCAACAAAGGCGCTTCATGATATTAGAAAGAATGGAGTTATGGAACTTCCTAATGATGCACGCTCTGAATATCTGACTAGAACATTTGATGAGAATGCAGTGGAAACACTCAAGCGCTCAATAAAGGAAGATATCTATTCACTTTCTCATGTTCCTAATCTGACAGATGAAAACTTTGCTGGCAACAGTTCAGGTATTGCTATTCAGTATAAGCTTCTAGCACTCGAAACCCTGACCAAGACAAAAGAGAGATATTACAAGAAGGGACTTAAGAAGCGTATAAGAATGTTCTGTACTTATCTCAATCTAAAGGCAATTGCTGCTGATCAGTCAATGATTGAGCCTGTATTCACAAGAGGGCTCCCACAGAACCGTCTTGAATTATCACAGATTATTTCGAACCTTAAAGGTGTTGTTTCAACCAAGACACTTCTTGCACTGCTTGACTTTGTTTCAAACGTCGATGATGAAATGAAAGAAGTCAAGAAAGAACAGCAGGAAGCGCTTGAGACACAGAAGCAGTTATTTGATACCGAAAATCAGAATACTCCTCCAGAAGATGAAGAAGAAACAGATGATCACAAGGAAGATGGTAATAATGATGATGACAAAGACAAGGAATAATAGTGCTCTGTTATGACTAACATCAAAAACATAAAGTACTGGGAGATGCGAGAAGCAAGGAACATGTACAAGGATATGCAGTTAGCCGAGGACTGCGCCAATGAGTTGAGCGTAATCTATAGCAAGGCTGCAATCTACACTGCCAAACAGATTGAGGGAATATTCAATAGATTCGCTTCAAAGCATCATCTAACAAGAGACGAGGCTATTAACCTTCTCTCAGAGGCTGATGGTAAAGATTTTGAAAAACTGCTTGAAGTATACAAGAATAAGACAGGTGCCCAAAAAAGAGAGGTATTAGCAGAATTGGAAGCCCCAGCATACAAGAACCGTATGAAGAGGCTTGACGATATTAACAAGTCAATTAATAAGCTGATTAATGCCATTGCATCCAGGGAAAGAGATGAAATAGACAAGACAATGCGAAAGGTCTATGAAAGCAGTTATCACCATGCAGTATATGAAGCTGCAAGAATGAGTGGTCTAGATCTTCAGACAGGCCCCATTGATGAAGGCGCTCTTGAAACCATTCTGAACAAGAAATGGTCAGGTCAGAACTATTCCGAAAGAGTATGGAACAATACTCAGAAGGTCGCTGATGCAATAAAAGAGGAACTCATGATAGGAGCACTTACAGGAAAGACAGAGAAGGAAATGACCGACTCAATCAACGAACAGTTCCTTTCTGGTAGAAACAATGCTAGAAGACTTGTAAGAACTGAATCATCATACATTCACAATGAAGCGCACTTCCAGGCTTACAGGGATTACGGCATAGAGGAGTATAGATTTGTTGCAACACTAGACCTTAGAACGTCCCAAATTTGCCGTGAGAGGGACGGAAGTGTATACAGGGTTAATGATAAGAAGATAGGTGTAAACGCCCCTCCGATGCACCCATGGTGCCGTTCTACTACTATTATGAATCTTGACGATGAAACTATGTATAATCTAGAAAGATTTGCAAGGGACCCTGTCACAGGTGAAAGAATGAAGGTTCCAGCGGACGAGACTTATAAAGAATGGCATAAAAGAATGGTTGAAAAGCATGGTGCAGATGCAATTAACACTGCTGAGAAGTCAGCTAAGAATTATTCTAGTGATAAGATTCAGTACCAAAATTACTGCAATGTTCTTGGAAGCAAGTTAGTTCCTGGTTCATTAGAAAAGTTTCAGGAAGTAAAATATGGCAATAAGATCCAGTGGAATGATTTAAAGTATAAATTCAGGACAGTGAATCGTTATAAAACAGACTATGGTAAAGTCGATGCTGAAACGATTCTAGAACTAGATAAAGAAGCCCTTACTGCAAAAGACGAATATATGACAACCAAAGCAGGAAGAGGAAATGTTGCTTCAATGAAAATTGGTGATGATATATATATTGCTTCAAGCCAAATTTCAAAAGTATCTGACTCTAATTATTTGAATTATAAAGGAGAAAAATCAAAATTAATTTTATCGCCTGATAATGCCAGATTGACGCCTCATTTAAAAACAGTTCCATATAAGGGACACGAGGGCGAATATTCTAGAGATGTCGATACAGAATATAAGTTTTTTGAATATATTTATGACAAAATTTTAAAAGGAGAATTAAAAAATCAAGAAATTTTCATCTTATCTCAAAAAAGCATGTGTTTTAGCTGTGATTCAGTTTATAATGAACTTGTAAACAAGAAAGAAGTTATAGATGCAAACATCAAAATAAATGTTGTATCTGGGAAAAATAACAAATTATGGGATTATAGAAATTACAAAACCGATGCATTAAACAATATTAAAAAGAGGGTGAAAAAATGAGCGAATATTCTGATTTTAAACATGACTTTAGGACGGATTATGAAACCGGGGATCAATCACGAGGGATGTTCCATCTTGATGACTTAGGGCCTTCTTTTCAAGGTGACCCGATGTTTGCTTTGCGTGTTTCATTAGCTTTAGCAACTATAGAAGCAGAATTATATCCTACACTTAACGATGGAGTAAACTATATGTTTTATCATACTTATGAGAACATAGACAGGATTGTTGTAGGGGTGCACGTTGAAACACAGGAAGAATTGGATGAAATGAAGCGTGATAGAGATTTTGTACTTAATTCAGGCAAACTTGATTATGAAGATGCCTTTAGAGACGAAATGAATAAAAAGGAATAATGAAATATGGCAAGAGATGATTATCATGTAATTGTTTATCAGATTCTATCCTACCTGTATATGCAGCTAAAGCAAGGCAAGGATATTGATGCATCACTCATAAGACATGACAGTAAATATCTGCAGATCAACAGAAAGTACTGGACTTATGTCATTGTGAATCTGTTGAATGAGGGATATATCAGTGGGATAGTAATTGACCAGGATATAGATGAAAACATAGAAATATACAACCTTGATAAGTGTGAGATTACACCAAAAGGCATAGAATACCTTACTGATAATTCAACTATTGAAAAAGCCAAGAGATTCATGAAGGACCTGAAAGACATAATACCGTTTGTATAAGCCGACTGTTTAGTCGGTTTTTATTTTACTCAATTTCAAGAAAGGAGAATCATATGGCTGAAGGATTGAAACCACATCATCACCAGTACTTTGAGTATGACTGTAAAAGTCATTTTGACAGCCGTAGGCACGTGATTGTCAAGAAGGTGACATATATGTGCATGATATGCGGAAAACTCTCTCACGAGACATATGAGGAGTACTGCCCACCTCCCAAGGAAAGAAAACCTAAAGCATTGATGAAATACAGAAGCAGACAGAAGAGCGGTTGATGTTCTTCTTTTTTTCTGTCTGTCCATAACGTGCATATGACATTAAAAGGTGCATGGATATAACAGTCATACGGACTATAAACGGAGGAATTAAGTTATGGAATACATTAAGAATATGATGCCTTTGAACCTTCAGCTTTTTGCGGAAGAAGGGGAAGAGGGGGAAGAAGATAAAGGCGATGAAGGGAATCCCGATAATGCGCAGTCAGGTGAACCGGAAGAAGATAAAGGCAAAGTAACAACCCTCACAGAAGACGATGTGGACAGAATCGTCCAGAAGAGACTTGCCCGAGCAAGAAAGAAGTGGGATAAGGATCATACGGAAGCCGAAAGGCTTCAAAAGATGACAGATGATGAAAAGAAGCAGTATGAGGAAGACAAGAGAAAAGAAGAACTTGACAATAGAGAAGCAGCAATTACTCGTAGAGAACTGACTGCAGTTGCCAAGGAACAGCTTAATGCTGCAGGAGTTCCAGCAGACATGGCTGATTTCATTGACTACACTGATGCTGATTCCGTAAATGAATCTGTCAAAAGACTCTCTAAAGCATTCAAGGGAGCAGTTCAGCAGTCTGTTGATGAACGATTAAAAGGGAAAGCACCTTTAGACAAGGCAAAAAACAATGTATTGACTGCTGAAGAAGAGAATGCAAGAAAGGCATTCGCGAATGCACTTAAATTTTAGAAAAGAGGTATAGAACATGGCAATTAACACATTACAGTATTCAACTATTTTTCAGACTGAATTAGATAAACAGATGGAGCATCTCACTCTTACATCATGGATGGATGCCAACGCTGGACAGGTTAAGTATAACGGCGGTGCAGAAGTAAAAATCCCTAAGATGTCATTAGTCGGCTTAGGCGACTATAACAGAGATGAAGGATATAAACAGGGTGCTGTCACTCTTGAATATGAAACATTCAAAATGACACAGGACCGTGGAAGAAAGTTCCTTCTTGATGCAATGGATGTGAACGAAACCAATTTCGTTGCATCTGCTGGCACTGTCATGGGAGAATTCCAGCGTTTACATGTTGCCCCTGAAGTCGATGCTTACCGTATTTCTAAGGTTGTTTCTGATGTTACAGCAAAGAAATCAGCAAACATCCTAACAACTGCATTGACTGAACAGAATATTCTTTCTGAATTAGAAAAGGCAGCGGATACTATCCGTGATAAAGGATATCAGGGCGATATCATCTGTCATATTACATATGATACTTTAAGATTATTAAAGGAAAAGATGGTAAACAGCAACCTTACATCAGGTAAATTAACTATTGGAAATATCACATTAGACATCTATAAGCTTGATGAAATCACATTCATTCCTACACCAAAGAACAGAATGTATTCAGCTATCAAGGTTGATGCTGGAGCAACAAAAGACGCAGGTGGATATACAAAGGGTGAAACTGCTAAGAATGTAAACTTCTTAATGGCGCCAATCAATAGTGTTATCGGTGTTACTAAGCAGGACAAGACAAGAGTATTTGACCCTGATACTAACCAGGATGCAAATGCTTGGCAGATTGACTATAGAAGATATCATGACTGCTGGGAAAAGGACAACATGCTTGACCTAATCATTGCTAACGTCTCAGCTGATGCATAATGATCATTGTAAAAAGAATCAACGTTGAAAGAGTCATCCATGAGGATGACCTTCAGCGTTATACTGAACAGGGATATCGTGTCATTGAAGACAAGAAGAATGATGAAGATACTCCTGTAGAAAATGCAGAAGTGACAGACCTCAACGATATGACTGTTGACCAGTTAAAGACTATTGCAAAGGAAAAGGGCGTTAGCGGATATTCTAGTCTTGTTAAAAAGGAATTGGTCGCAGTTCTCACTAAGATGCAGGAGGAGTAATCTATGGATCTAGTTGAGATTGTTGCTGAAAGAACAGGAACGAGTCAGGGGCGTGCAAAAATCTATGTTGAAATGGCAAAACAGCGTGCTCTTGCACATACAAACCGCACTGTATATATCACTGCAATGGATTTCTGTGTGGCTGATCTAGCATGTGCCATGTACTTCAGAGAGGGCATGGTCGGAGAATCATCACATTCAGAAGGTGGCATCACATCTACTTTTCAGTCTTCCACTTATGAAGATATTCTCTCAACTCTCAACAACTTGAGACTGATTCGTGCAGGAGGAATTGTTCACGAAAAGAAGCCGGAGGGGAACCAATGAGACTTTCAGCACTTAAGAACTATCCTGTATATGAACCTGTCATCGAAAAGGACGTCGAAGGTGTCACTACTGAAAAGTGGATCAAGAGAAAATCGATGCTTCTTGAGATATGGCCTGCATCCGGTAAATTACAAGCTGAAATGTATGGCGAGAGACTGAACTACATTCTTAATATGATTCTTCCTAAGAATTTGGATGATGATTTCAGACCCACTGAAAAGTGGGGAGTGAATGTCTATAATCAGTCAATCGATGAACCGGATTACAGAATCATCAGCATGAAGGAATATAACAGACACTATCTCTATGAACTGGAGAAGATTATTAAATGAGTCTCAATGGTGCTAATGAATTATTTAGAAAGCTTCGTGCTATAGATGTCGTTCTTGAGAATCCTGAACAGGTTCTAGGAAAGGCTGCGGAAACAATCAGAAGTGGTTGCGTTCTTGAATGCCCTGTAAATAATGGTGAATTAAGAAATTCCATTAAGACAAGAGTTGAAGGCGACAAGGGATATGTTTATACAAATAAGGCATATGCTCAATATGTTGAATTCGGAACAGGTCGAAAAGGTGCAGCAGACCATGCTGGAATATCTCCATATGCACATCCTTCTTATACTATGGAACCTTGGTGGATTCCTGAAGAGAAGCTATCAGAAGAAGCAATAAATAACTATCATTGGGTAGTTATCGAGGTTGATGGAAAGAGATATTACAGGTCGGATGGACAGCCTGCACAGCCATTCATGTACCAGGGAGCAAAGAAGACTGAAAAGAAAGCAGTGAAGGATGCTGGTATTGTAATCAGCCAGTTAATTGAAAAGGATTAAAAACATATGATCAACATTAAAGATAAAGTATATAAGGCTCTGACAGATGAAGGACTTGAAGTCACTGATATCTATCCTAAGGACTGGGCTAAGCTTCCAGCAGTTCAGTATGTTGAGGAAGATAACAGCGTGGCAGAATGGACGGATGACAAGGAGCAGACATCACATGTCCTTTACAGAATCGAAATCTGGGATACTAAGAGTACATCGGTTACAGCCTTGAAAGTTGATAAGGCATTATCAGCAATGGGGCTAAAGAGAGTATTATGCAAAGATATTGATGATGCATCAGGACTTAGACACAAGAAAATGAGTTATGAAGCATATTATGATAGTGAATACATCTATCATGGTATGTAACTGATAAGGAGGAATTATATAATGCTAGCAAATGGCGCTAAATTATCTTATGACAAGACAAACAAGGGAACTTCTTTTACTGAACTTCCAGGGTTGAAGAAGATTCCTGACATGGGTATTGAAAAAGAAAAGGTTGAAAATACTTCTCTTGATGATAAGACTAAAATCTATGAGTTAGGAATCGGTGACCCTGGAGACCTTGAATATACATTCAAGTATGACAACAGCAAAGCAACATCTTCATACAGATTAATGCGTGAACTTGAAGAATCAGGAGAAACCGCAATGTTCAAGGAAACATTGAAGGACGGCACTACAACTACATTCTCAGGACAGGTTACTGTTAAAAGAGCGGGTGGTGGTGTCAATGATGCTATTGAGTTCACTATTTCAATCGCATTACAGTCTGAACTCAAAATTGCTGACCCAGGAGAAGCAGTAGCGCAGTCTGATGAAACTGCTTCTGAAGCAGTATCAGAATAGAAAGGAAGATATAGGTAAATGGCAGAAAAAGCAAAAAGAAAACCGTTCATTCTTTGGAAGATTGGCGAAGAAGAATACAAATTAAAACTAACAACAGGAGAAATCTCAAGACTAGAACAGATGTATGGTGGAAGTCTTATCAACCTTCTTAATACAGAAACAGGCATGACACCATTATGTACTATGCTAGACATCACACACGGTGGTCTTCAGAAGTTCAACAGCAACATCGACAGAAGCGATGTGAATGATATGTTCGATAGATACATCGATGAAGGTGGCTCACAGACAGAGTTCCTTAGTGATGTTCTTATTCCATTGTTCCAGGTATCGGGTTTTTTCTCTGGGGCTCTCGAAACGAAAATGGAAAAGGAAATGGCGGAAGCCAAGAAGAATCTCTAGAAGATATCCTGATTACAGATTACATATACAAGGCGGTCTATGATCCAGCGCTTGATGCTGGAGTAGACCCCTTTTCATTTTGGAATTATTCGTTAGATGAGCTATATGATATTATTTCAGCACATGAAAGAAAGAAAAAGGAAATGGTGCGACAGGAAGCGATATCTCTTCAGATACAGGCCCTTCAGATAAGGGATTGTATTTCTGCTGTCCTTAATGGCAAGGATGATTCATTCACTCCTACACAATTGTGGGACTTCTATCCTTCACTTTTTGAAGAGGATAGGAAAGAGTTTGAAAAAGAGAAGGAAAGAAAAGAGGTCGCAAGCGCTAGATCTTCTCGTATTGCCTTCAGTAGAAGACATAATGAAGCATTAAGAAAAAGAAAGGCGGTGATGCAGAATGACGGTAGAGGAACTGCAGATAGTAATATCTGCTCAGACGAAATCAGCGAAATCAGAACTGAACAGCGTGAAGAGTGAAGTCACCAGCCTAAAGAATCATGTTGATAAGGTTACAGGTTCAATTGGCAATTCATTTAAGAGTATTCGCAATATTGTGGCGGGTCTTGGTATTGCTTCTCTGATTAAATCAACGATATTAGG